TCGATCATTTGATGGCATTCCTCGCAGACGTAAAGCGCCGGCGCGTTTCGAACGGCGTCCAGCGGCTCGGTTTCGTCCCACTCGAGCAGTCCGGCGATCTGTTGCTCGCCGTCGGCGATGTGAATGCCTTTGGCCGGCTGAAAATCCATGCTGGGACCGACAATGTTGCCTTCGTCGTCCCATTGCTCCTCGTAAAAGTCATCCTGGATGCAGGAAGCACCGTGTTCGGCCAAATGTTCGTTGCGGGCGGCGCGGGGATCCAACAGTCGGGTGTCGATTTCGATCGCCCGGTCATCGGCCTTTTCCCCGGCGAGTTTCCTTTCCTGGGCCACCATGAATTTCTTGTACCGCACGACGCCGTAACCTCTGCCCATCTGGGCCGGCCCCTGATCTCCATCCGCGTTCGGCGGTTTCTTGGTGCTGGGAACCGCCCAGGGGCCGTAAGTCCGCTGATCGGGCCACTCCATGGCGATGTAGATCTTCCCGTCTTCGGCGACGATGGCGTAAAACCAATAAAAATTCCGCCTGGGCGGCGCGGGATCGCAACTCTGATACCACGTCCCAATCTTTGGAATGTGCGCGCGCTTGACAATATGGACGGGCCCAAACATTGCGAAGGCGCGTTTCATGATGTCCCGCGCGTAGCCGTATATGCGGCGTTCCCGGTATTCCTCACTGCGACGTTCCGACTTTTCCTTGAGCCCTGGGTAATGCTGGCCGTCGATCAACTTGCTTTCATAGCCGGCCCAGGGATTGAACTGGGTGAAGAAATATACGATCACGGCGTTGGCTACGCCGGACGGCTCTTCCACCAACGGCATGTGTCCCGACGGACATCCAGGGACGTTGACGCGGTCCGGCAATAATTCCGAATGATGAGTGAGCACGATCTTTGGAGCGGTCCCGCGGAATTGTTTGACCGTGGGCGTGATGCCGTCCACGGGAGTGTAAGTCCACAGAATCTTCGAATACCTCGTGGCGCAGCGAGGTTGAATCAACTCGAACCAATCCAAGGTCATCCCTTCATCCGCCCACACGCCGAGATTCGGCACGGTCATGTTCGTGCCGGTAATTTTGGGCAGGTTTTCAAGGTCGATCTTCTTTTCGTTCGCCAGGCGCTGCAAGTCCGCGCCGAGTTCCCAACCCTCATAGCCCTTGGTCTCCTGTTGATAGGTCAGGAACTTGATCAACGTGCCGTTGGGCAGGATCAAGGTGTTGTTCGAAAAACCATTGGCCTCGGTGTATTGAACGTAGAAGGTGGCGGATTTGCGCTTGTTGAGCGCGCGCACGTGCGGCGGGAGCATCTGCCAAACCAGATTCTGTTGCTGGTGGATGCTGGTGTCTTCGGAGCCTTGGAACGCCCACATCTTCGATCTCGGATAAGCCATCGCCACGATCACGAACAACATGGCCGCCAGCGTGCTTTTGCTGGCGCGGTTGCCTCCGGACCAATAGGCAAAATTCTTCTTGTCCAACCATTCCAACGCCAGCTTCCAGATGGGCAGCCACACCGAATATCGCCCGGGTTGGTCGATCGACAGGCGAATGCGCTCCTCGCGCTTCTGGTAAATCTCCATCAACCGGGCTTCGCCGCCCGGGTTTTGCAAGATCGCCCGTATCTCCGCCGGCGTCGGCGGCGGCAGCAACGGGTGCGGTGTGGGCTTCCAGGTCATGGCGCTGTTACCTCCTTTCGAATTCTTCGATAATCCAATCGAGCGCCTTTTCAAATTCCTCCGCGCAATCGTCGTTTCGGAAATAAGCAAGCAGGTCGATATTCGCGCCGCGCGTTTTGTAGAGCGCTTTGCCCTTCCGTCCTGGCACAGACATGACGCCAATCTCGATTTCACCTGACCGTGTTTCGACTTTCATTCCCGGCATAATGGCTTCTTTGGTTGGGCGGGCGTCGGCATCACCACGATGATCCCAAGCAGTCCAAGTTCACTAATCCACATCGCGCGCACCTCTGGCGTGCAGTGCGCCATCGCATCTTCCCACGTTGACCATCGACCGTGCTTCTCCCTGAAGTTGAATTGCCAAAATAGACTCTGATTGTCGTGCGGCTCAGTCGCGTCATGGAAGGCGTGACATTCCGGACATTGGCCCTCCTGGACCGGCGGCCGTAACAAGGTGAAGCCGCCCAGGTTTGTTGTCTTACTCATGTCGGTTATTTTCATAATCAGTCGTCAGCCCCTCCAGCCATCGAACAATTATTTGCGAGGCCGCCTTGCGCTCCGGCGCGTTCAAGTGCGGTTCGCGCTGCCACAATACCAGGTCAAGGCACGCGGCCGTCTCGATGTCTTCCTGGCTCCATTCCGGGCAGGGATGCGCGCCGGCGTAGACCTCCGTGCGCGCATCCACCCAGGCGCGCGCTTCGCACGTCTGGCGCAACACGTAATTCTTGAGCATGACCAATTGCAGATCGGTCAGATGCACGCGGCCAGCCAGAGGCAAGTCATGCGACGGGACCTTGCACCAGCGCCCGGGATATCCCGATTCGGCCAAGGATGCGAGGATCGCGGTCCTGTTATCTTTGATCGTCTCGGCCAGGTCCTCCGGCAACCGGCTGCCGCCGGCGGCGCGTAACTTGCCGTCCGCTTCATACAGCAAGGCGCCATGCCGTTCGGCTTGTTCGATGATCGTGATCGGGTTCAAAATTCGAAATCGTCTTCGGTCGGTTTCTGTTTCAGCAAGGCATGCCAGTCGTAAAAGCGCGTACTCGCTTCGTGGAATAACAACTGGCAAGTCATGTCGGTCGGGCCTTCGCGTTGTTTGGCGATCAACAGCCAGATGCGCTTGACGAAGTTGCACCAATCCTGACCGGTGGCCTTGGTCTGGACGTGGACGCTGCGCACGCGCTGCGCAACTTCGGACAGTTGATCCTCCCACTTGTCCTTGTCCTCCTGCTTCTTGGGATCATTCGGGGCGTAGAGGAATAACACCATGTCCGCGTCCTGCTCGATGGCGCCGGATTCTTTGAGGTCCGACAGTCGAGGCTTACGGTTTGGCTCCTTCTCAAAATCGCGGTTCATTTGAGCCAAGACAACGAAGGGAACCTCCAGCTCCTTGGCGATGGTCTTGATGGACCTGGAGCATTCCGCGACGTATTCCACGCGATCCCGGTATCCGCCGGGTGAAGACATCAACTGGAGGTAATCCAGCACGAACATCTTGACTCCGAGTTTCCGGACGGCGCGCCGGCACTTCGACCGCAACACGGCGATGTCCAGGCCGGGTTTGTCGTCGATGTAAAACTCCAACTCACGCAACTTCTCGATCGAACTTTTGATGTGCGGTTCATCTTCCTTGAAGGCGAAACCTGTCCGCCACCGCTGGAAATCCGCGCCGCTGTCCTGCATGGTCAGACGCAACCCCAACTGAACCGCGCTCATCTCCAGGCTGAAGCAATAGGTCGGGACTTTGCCCACGACGGCGGCGCGCAGAAAATCCAGCGCCAGGCTTGTCTTACCCATGCCGGGACGGCCGGCCAGAACGATCATTTGTTGTGGCTGAAATCCCGCCGTCAACTTGTCCAGGTAAGGGAATCCGCTCGAGATGCCCATGGACTGCGGTAAGCCGCGGCGATAGTTGTCCACCTTTGCGGCGACTTGCTCCATCAGTTCGCGTGCGCCGATCTCGGAGCGTTCCACGCGACCTTCGCTCAACTCGAGCACGCGCTTTTCAAGGGCCTCAATCGCGGCCATGGCGCGGCTTTGGTCCGCGAAAATTTTATCGATCGTTTCGGCGCAAATCTTGATGGCCTGGCGCGCGAGAAACATTTCCCAGACGATGACCAGGAAGTACGCGGCATTGACGGCGCTGGGCGTCGAATCCTGAATGGCGTTGAGATAGTTAAAGCCGCCGCACTGCTCCAACTTGCCGGCCTGGTTCAAGTGCGCGCTTAACTCCAGCACGCCAAAGCCGGGCTGCTGGCGAGTCAACTCCAAACACGCGGCGTAAATGTGCTTGTGGCGGAGATCATAAAATGCGTCGACGCCGGCGGCCCCAATCGTCTGCTGGCACTCCTCCATGGAATCCGCGGACTCCAACAGGATGCACGCCAACACCCCTTGCTCCGCCTCCATGGAATGAGGCGGCAGACGGTCGGGGCCTGCGTTTGGATTTTGTTGAGTCATGGGACTCGTTTGATTTTCCGACCGCAATGCGGGCAAAACCCTTCTTCCTGGAATGTGTCCAGGGCATGCCAACCACAGCCGTGTCTGATGTAATGCTCACCGTTTGCCGTGGACGCCCGCCACTCGCAAACGCCGTTGAACTTTTCCGCGATGCGCTTGACCAGGTCCTCCGGCGTGAGTTTGCCGTCCGGATCGCCAACGACCTTGCGGATGTCGCCCATCGTATTGATCGCGCTCATGTAAGGTCCGAACATTTTATCGGCGTTACTCATGAAAGTCGGTATCTCATGACTCAACGGATTTTCTGCATTTCTTGATTATCATTTTGAGGATCCTGATTTGGATTCGATGGCATTCCGCTTCAGTTACGAGTCCTGCAATTTTCAGCGTGACAAGAGCATTGGCCTGATATTGCAGCATGCTCGCATCCTCCGGCTCAATGGTCAGTCCCTGCTGTTTGACTTGAGTCGCTATCGGCTCGCACAGCGCTCCGAAATGCACGAACACCCGGCTGCTGATTGGCTCGTCGATTTTGGCCATATAATTTTACAAAACCTGATTTCTCTCCCAGTAAACGAACATCCGCCGCGCCGCCAGCCAGGCGTGGCAGCAAATCGTTCGCTCTTCCTCGGCAATCCCGGAGGCCTCGCCGCCCACAAGAACTCCAGCCTGCTGGACTTGCCTCAATTCGCCTCGGGTCTTGACGACGATTATCGATGAGCCCGAATCTCCTGGACCGCTTCCTTCAATGTTGTGCTCGGCCGTCTGAGGCTGCGGCGGAATGAGTTGGAAACCGTGCATCGCAACCGTGACGCCGCTGCCGTAACCGATCCGATAAATTCCGATCCCACTGCAAATCTGCGACGTGTCGCCGGTTGTCATCCCGACCTTGCGATAACCAAACTCGAATCCAACACGGAATAATTCCGCCCAGGTCGGGATGACCGGATTCAAGTCTTCCTCCGCATAGGTGGACTCGCGGATTCGTTCGACCCATTCAGCCTTGAGCGGGCAAAAAGAAAAGTCGCCATCACTCCCGAGATAAGACCGCTGGCACCATGCGATTTCATTCTCATCGCCACCCCCGTCGAACCCGCCCGGCTGGTAGACACGTTGCCCTTGCTGAATCACGTGATGATTCGTGAGTAACCCCGGCTCGCCGGTGTAACCGTCCCAAACGATTGAACCGAGAGTCCCAGCGTGTAATTTCGTGTGCGGCCCGATCCCGAGGCCTGGGTATATTATATCGGACGGCTTTCGAAGGGCAGGAATCGGCGTGTAGTCGCCCATCAACCGTTGCGGTTCGACGGCGATGCGCGGACAATAAGACGCCTCAATCACGTCGGACTGGCCAAGGACGTCGTCGGAGAAAAGATTGAAGGAATCCTTCTCCTTGAATTGCACGTGCAGCCTCGGACAGATTTCGCCCGTCAATTCGCCGCCCGTGAATTTAAGGCCGATGTCCAGGCCGTTCACCCCGGCCATGGTTCCCCATTTTCGCCACAGATGGGCGAGTTGAAGGCGTTGGTTTGGTTCAAGGGTTTTCATTGTTCTTCCTCGTCCTCAGTCCCGTGGGCGGCCCATGGATCACGAACGCAATATCGTTGCTGGGGTCGGACTCCAAACCGCCCGCGTCGATGGCGATGACGTAAGCGAAATGGACGCCTGGCTGAATCTCGACATGCGGCGTCACGTTCTCCGGCGATGGAACGTCGATGGTTTTGAGCTCGGTTCTTGGAACTTTCAGGATGTCCACGCGGTTCGTGGATGTGGCCAAACTCATCGACCCGTAAAAGAGCCGGTGAGAGGCGACGGCGACGCCTTCAGAGGCTGGCGGATCCCATTCGAACGCGACGCTCTTGGATTGAGCGTTGATGTTGATAACCGCCGCCATCGACAGCGCCAAAAGAATTATAATTTTAGTTTTCATGGTTTTAAAACGTTTCTTCGTCCTCCACGATCCAAACTCGCCTCACCGAAATTGCCGAGCCAGGCTTCAAGGACTCCTTGCGCATCGCCTGCTCGAGGCCGCCGGACACAATCCGGTCGAGCTTGCCGTTCGTGTATTGAGCGGATCGGATGTTCCGTTTTCGAAGCACGAAAAGCACATCCGCGATCGCTTGCCTTGTCCCCGGATCGCGCGTTCTCCGGCCGGATTGACTGAGTCTTTGAATGATCGTTTTCATTTTTATTTGCCCTCCAATTCTCGCAATCGTCGCTTGGATTGCTTGAGATTTTCCGTGTCTTCCGGGGTGTGTTCGGCGGTGTAAAACGCCCCTCCCTTTTTCGCCGGTGAAGTTTCGATCGCCGCCTTCAACTCATCGACCAGCGTTTGGTGATCCCCATTTTTCTGCCCGGCGTCGACGTGTCGCTGGCCGAAATATTGATGGAATTTCTCGAGGTCGAACAACGTCCGCGGTCGCAGATATTGCCGCTGCTCGCTACCCGGCGGCCAGAGCCGTGACTGCCGCTCGATCATGGCCATCACGCCGGCCTCATCGTTGCCGACCTCCGACAGGCAAAGAGCGATGGCATACAAGTCCCCGGGGTTCTCCCGGAAGTCGGCGCCGGCCACGGCGTTGAGGTGCGCGAGAACCCGCTGGGCCATGGCGAAACTTTTCTTCGGAAGTTCCGAATTTTCTGAATCTTCGATCGGCTCGCCGCGCGCACGCGCCTGC